TCCGAATATTGTCTGTACGGCTGCTGCACGTTCTGCCTCTGATAAATTTGCAAATCTATCCTTCATTTGTGCTAAAATATCGTGTAAAGGTCTAACCTTACCGTCAGCGTCAGTTACCTGAATATTATATTTTTCTAGTAAATCCCTTGCTTGTTTTGTTGGATTTGCCAATCTAACCATAGCTGACCTTAACGCTGTACCTGCCATTGAAGCGTCTATACCTACATCACCCAGTTTAGCTGCTGCTGCTGTTACTTCTTCAAGTGACCAACCAATCGCTGCCGCAGCAGGTGCAGCGTATTTCATTGTTTCACCTAATCCGTGTAAGGTTGTATTTGAGTTAGTAAAGGCTTTTGTTAATACGTCAGCGACTCTACCTGCTTCTGACGCCTCTAAATTGAATCCAGACATGATGTTGGTTGCGATATTTGCAGCGTCACCTAACGCAACCCCACCGGCTGCTGCCATGTTTAAAACACCGGGCATAGCTGCGATTATCTGGTTCGTGTTAAACCCAGCCATAGCAAGGTACTGCATACCTTCGGCAGCCTCACTTGCTGAGAACACGGTTGTAGCCCCTAATCTTCTAGCCTCTTCGGTTAATAACTTCAATTCTTTTTCGGTAGCACCTGATAACGCACCTACACGGGACATTGCCGCCTCGAAATCGGCTGCTGTTCTAACGGCTTTTCCAATACCGATACTTAAACCAGTACCGGCTGCCGTCATTACCCCGCCGACTTTCTTAAAATCGTCAGCTGTTTTCTTTACGTCCTTACTGAAATCATTGACTTTACCTTTAGCATCTTGTATCCCTCTACTAAATTCCTCAACTCGTAATTTCAGCGTTGCAATAATAGAACCAGCGTTCACCCCTTTTCACCCCCTTACCGTTGAAAAACTATCCCCTTCGTCGTTTCGCTGCATTTTCTTTCATTTGTCTTGCGATTTCTCGCAATTGACGTTCATCTTGTGCAGACATACGTTCTTTGAATAGATAAGCCTTACCTTCTAGTTCTTGAAGTTGTCTGCGTAAGGTGTTGACTAATTTATTCGGGTCTTTAGCGTTTGGATTATGAACTACTGCAAGGTCGGCAAGTCGTTCTTGAAGGCTATCTCGTTTGATACGTTTTAGATAATATTCAACTTCCTCAAAATAGACTTCTTCCAATATCTGTCGCTTTGACCAACCATACTCCTTCGCTAAAATGTGGATAACCTCAAATAACCATTCGTCATTGGTTGAGCCGTCCGACGTTATTTCAGCGTCGAACGGCTTATCATGTTTTTTACTTTCTTCACAACCTTGTCAAGATTATTAACCTCATAGATTGCTAGGAATAGTTCGATACCACCGTCCAAACCAATCGCTGGGTCGTTTTCAAGTCTTTCTCTCTCTATTCCAGACCCAATCGCTAAAATATCTAGTACTTGACCCCATGCTTTTCCAAATATTCCAAACATAATTTGCAAGGTCTTGTCTTCGTCTTTGGTGTCCAATCTTTCTAAATCTTTCATAATACTATCGGGTAAATTCTGTAACGCTAATAACATTTCAGAATATTTACCTAATGGTAATTTCTTTATTTCAATAGTTTCATCACCAATTTGAACAGTCTTTGATTGTGGTAAAATTTTTCTAATTTTATCGTTCATATACAATCCTCCCTTCGTGTTATGGTTTTACGGAATTTCGATTCCTGCCTAAAAGGCAAAAGTTAAAAGGGAAGACGTCCCAAAGGACGTCCTACAAATTACTCTCCAATTTGTGCAAGGAAGTTTCCTTCTTCTTTGGTTTCGTCAATTAAAGCCACGAATTCAACCTCATAAATAGTCTGTTCGTCTTTCCTGAATGGAAGTGCAACCTCTGACGCTACAACTGCCTTATGCAACGTAATATCTAAGGACTTATCGTCCTCTGGTAACCATGCTGGGTGCAAGACAAGTTCTTGTGCTGACTCTGATAATTTCTTTCCTGCTGTTGAACCGATAGTCAATTTTTTCTTTCCGGTGTCGGTATCTTCCACAAGCGTTGCTGTTGGGATTACTTTCTTTAGGTTTTCTAGTGTAGTTTCAGCTAGTGGAACAGTTACCCTTACGATTTCACCAGTCAACGCTTTATCTACAACGGTGTTTCCGTAAAGGTCAACGACAATATCGGTGTATTCAGGTTCATATGCAAATTCGCAACCACCGGATGTGTGTCCTAAATCTTCGCCACCGTATTTAATTTTCTGCACCCCTATATGAACGTTTTTAATGTTGCCCATACGGTTTCACCCTCCTTTTATTTATTTTCAGAACCGTCGTTTTGCTTTTTAGATTTCTCCTTGACTACCTCCATAAGACCTTTAGCAACGTAATACTCTGCACGGTCTTTAGGGAGGTCAAGGACGTCACCAATTTTTACAGTTTTACCTTTGTATACAAGTTTCGTACCTGTTTCAATGTTCACGACCTTTACTTTCATTTAACGACCCCCTTCGTAATAAAATTGGGCTAATCGCAAACTTTACAAGTTACATTTATTGAGTAAAGAGTTCTATCGTTGTTATCCGCTCCTAAATAAACCGGTTCGGATTGGTCGCAGCTTGAAAAATAGACCTTTGTCGAACCGATATAATAATGTTCTTTTCCGTGAAACAAATCCCAAATACTACGGGCAAGCTCTTCGGCTTTGTTTGCTTGTTTGTGACGGATTACAACCTGAATACTAGGGGACTTTAGTCCCAGAATATAAATATCAGGCTGTAAACCTCCATTCACTCTTACAAAGCCACAATTTCCGTTATCATTTCGGGGAAAGTCGTTTGCGTAAAACTTGAAGGGGACGTACTGGGAAATAAAGGAAATTACATCTTGTACCTTCATATCCGTAACCCCCTAACTTAAAACGCTGCGAATAGTTTCAGCGATATGCTGACGAACGGATTGTTCTTCCCCTTTTATAGGTCGTTCTAAATATTTACGTCCAGCCTCATACTTTCTACCAGACCAGCCAACCGTACCGGGTCTTCGTAACGTTCCTGCACCATAGTTATAAATTCCTTCGTGAGTCCATAAAGCATAATTAAAATTACCCTCACGAACGGAAAATTCGATTTCTCCCTCAATCACGTCTTTTGTAACTTTAACGTTTTTGCTGTGGGATTTCTGTAGAATACCCTTATCGAATGGTGTAATTTCAGACGCAATCCTAACTATTTCGTCAACTGCGTCGTTCATAGCTTGTTCAGCCATTTTTAGGACTTGACGGTTGGCTTTATCCAAACCTTCAAGTAATCCTTTTTCGTCAACTTCGATTTCAATCTTCATTTATATCACAACCTTTGTGAATTTAACCGACCCGTCTAAATCTCTCATAAACTTAACTTGAATAGGGGAAGACTCGACTATCTGACCGTTCGGTTCGGTAAATTTCACTTTGTCATTTACGGTAATATCCACGAACCCTTTAAATAAAATCGTGTGCTTTGAAACGACTTCCTCACCGTACTGGTTTACGACTACCTCGTTGGCACTTCGTATATTTCCATTGACAAGTATTTTTTCGCTATAAGTTGGTTCACCCCAAATATCTGGTTCGTCGGCTTTCAGAATTTCTATCTGGTGTGGGGTGGGTATCATTATTTCGTACCTCCACTAGGTGGTCTATATGGTGTTAAATTAGTTAAGACATAACCTAATCGACCACTTTGGGAAGTACCAACCCGACGACCCAGCATTTGAATAACGCTTGGGGCTATAGTTTTATCAATTTGTGCCAACGATACCTTGATACCATCAACCCAATAATCAGTTACACCTTGTTCAGCTTGTTTCATAGCCTCTGATACTTTTAGCAGCCATAAAGCCTGTTCAAATATTGCCTCGTCGGGGATTTCTGTTCTTTTTCCGTAATAACGGGTCAGAATATTTAACGCATTATTTAAAGCCCTTTGCTTTGCGTCATTGTCAGCGTTGACCCACGCCTCGTTATGCAGCACGTTTTCAGAAAAATATTGGTCTGCTGCTGCAACATCAAGCACCATACTATCACCCCCGACTACTTGCTTTTCTTCTTATCGTTCTTCTTCATGGATTTCGTGGACTTTGTGGACTTAGTGGAAGTCTTTTTCTTTGTTTTTTCCTCAATAACTTCGTAACCTAAAGACTCGGCTAACATTTTCGCAACCTTTTCGTCTTCGACAATTGCCTCACCTTTGGTAAACTGAACCCCACCCCTAAAACCGTTAAAGTTTTTATTGGGAACTATAACTTTATAAGCCAACTTCACCCCTCCTTTACAGAAGATAAGAAAAATGGGGGAGGGGCTAACCCTCCACCCCCGGAACGGTCGAATTACCATCTGATCTGATTATTCCACTTAATCTAGCTGCTGCTTTTGGGTGGAAATCTGCAAGTCCACAATAGAACTCAATTCTAGTTCTATAAACTGGCTTAGCGTCGATTTCTCCCAAATCGTACACTTGAACGCCACCGTTAGTTAGACCACAAATAGCCTCTTGTGCCCCGAATTTTACTGCATAGATTGAACCGGTGTTGCCTTCTTCACCTTCGTTAAATCCTAAAATATCGTCTTCAACGGTTCTAATTTGCACGTCTCCAAAGTATTCGATAGGTCTTCCAAAAGTATCCTTACCGACTTGGATATAATGAGTTTGGCTCTCCAATAGTTTCTGCATTTCTCTTCTCATAGCTTTGGACATGAATAATACGTCAGCCCCACCTTCAACCATATCCAGTAATTCGTGTAACATCATTAGGTCTAACTGTTTACCACCAACGTTTAATTCGTTGTCGTTGTTAGCAATTCTTACGTCCAATCCGTCGAATTCTAATGGGTTTTTAGCTTTGTCCCCCTTAAAGAACTTATAAGTGAAAGTCTTTGCGATAGCTTTAGACTTCAAGCTAGTTTGAACTGCTCTTTGGTTATTTACGTTACCTAATGTTTGCGCTATAAACTTGTCAACGTCTACGTCCCCACCTAAAATCATTAGGCTTTCGGACTTCTGAACTACTGTTCCAGAACTTGGCTCATAACCTTGACCAATATCCCTAAAGTTTACATTTGGTAGCGTTCCTTCTTGATTGTACTTATAGCTGTTACCTGCAATTTCCATGAAAGGTAATAACTCTAATACGGGAGAAGTAGACGCAAATATTTCAATTACCCCTCTTTGCAACGTATCTGTAGATAAATTCCTAGCCGTTTCTGGTAGAGTTAAAGCCATACCTACATACCCCCTTGTCATTAATCTTGTTTTAAAGTAAATTTGTTTACAAGGAAGTTATAAATTACTTCCTTTTACTGTACCCAGCTAGTAATAGCTGTAATGGGTTCATTTTATTAACGTTCACTTCCTCTTTGGCTTTTGGATTAGTAGGTTCGCCAAGAGGAGTTTCTGCGTTTGTGTTACCAAATAATCCTTTCTTTTCAGCCTTTACAACCCAAGCCAACTTTTGTTCGGGTGTTAAATTTTCAGGAATTAAATCGTGATACTTTTCATCAATGTTTTCAAGTTTAGCCTCAAGTAATTCGTTTATAACGCCCTCTAAAACTTCAACTCTTTTTTGTGTTGTTTTATAGTTTTGGGTTACTTTCTCAAGGTCGGCTTTGGTTTGATTGTAAAGACTTTCAAATTCACCTCTTTTTTCAGCTTCTTCTTGTTCTTTCTTCTTGTGAGCCTCTTCAAGTTCAGCAAGTTTCGCTTTTAATTCCTTATAGGCATTATTAACTTCATCAAACCTACTTTTAGGAATCATAATCTCTTTGTCCTTGTCAGCCTTCTTATTATCCGTGTTTTTCTTCCCGTCGGAAGGTTGGCTGATACCTTGCTTTTTATCTTCAATTTGTTCGCTTTGCTGTACTTGAGTATCCTTAATTCCTTCTTTTTCCATTATCAAATCCTCCTTTGCCTTCGGTTTTTAACGTCGTCACGACCGACGCTGGGCATGTATTAAGAAAAGGAATCGGAATTCCGTAAAACCACAACTGGAATTGCGGTTTTTACGGAATCCAATTCACTTATATAATTCAACCAAACAACCTTTTAACAAGGTAAAATTTACAGAAAACTTATTTTTTCATTGATTTTGCTTTATAAAACGCTTTTTCTGCCTTTGCACGACCCTTTTCAAACTTTTCACGAACTTCGGGAGGGAGAAGGTTTATATCACGTATTGGGGTTACTTTGTGACGGCAATTTGGGTGGAAAATTAAGTTGGACGCACGTAATTCCTCGTAAGTTAAAAACCCTTCGGTATAACCATTTAGTGATATAATTTGACCTTCAAAGTCGCTACACGGGTCGGTCGCACCGTGTGAGGATATAATCGCTAGGTCAATTCCCCTTTCCAAAGCCTCAATCCTTGTTCCTTCAATATGGGCTTGTAACAATTTCGTTCTCGTAACCATTTCTGCATACGTTTGAAGTTTCCAACGTCTGCCTAATCTATCAATAATCGCAACGTTCCCCTCAACGTTAAAACGGTCACGTAATTCCTTTTTAGTTAAAGCTGTTACAATAGCCCTTCGGGTTGTTAATCGTCCCATACCTGCTGCAACTTGCGTTTTCATTTGTTCAGCCACGACCTTACGAACCATTTTGATAGTTTCACGTTTCATTTTGTTGTTTGCGTACAATAAATCTTCAAAGGTATCGTCGATTAAAGCTGAAATGGTCTGCGTGGCTAGGGCTGACATTGACGCAAGTTTTCTTGCCTCTTCCAAAGTTTTCGTTGCACCAATCGCTAAAATAGTTTCAGCCTGACCGTTTTTAAACGCTGTACGAATCCGCTCCCTTATCCAAACTTCTGCCTCTTTATCTACTTCACGGAGAAGTACAGACAACTGGGCAAGTACGGACTCCATTTGGGCTTTGGAAATATGCTTATCCTTACCCCACGTGGATAACTCTTCTAAAATTAAAATCACTTCGTTTATTGCGTTCCTGTAAATTCGTTTAATTTCATTTACGTCCCTTTCATAGTTCGGTAGAGGTATATCCCAACGTGGTGTAACCAATCGTTTCACCTCCTAATAAAAGAAGGGAGCGGAGGGAGGGGTTATTCGTCCCCTTCCATACCCTCCACGTCCTCATTTACTTCGCCTTCTGGTTCGTCCTGTGTTGTTTCGTTAAAGATGGACGGGTCTGTAAACATTTGTTCTGTCCTTTCATTTTCACGTTCAAGCTCTTCCTCAATCCTTCTCAATTCTGCCTCTGCTTGTTCTTCGGTTAAGTCGTCAAGCAACATTAAGGCTGTCTTTTGTGAAATTGTAGGTTTGCCACCAGTTCTGATATTCATAATGTTTGCCATCTCTGCGTCGTCTCGTGGTAAACCGTCCTTGAAGTGAATTTTTACGTCAAAGAAATCAAATCCAGCTTTATTTCCTAGTTTCGCTTTTTCTAAATACTGGCAAATCATAAAGATTTCACGTAATCCTTTATCATAGAACTGTCGCTTTCTATTAATCTTCGCTAAAATAGAGTTCATTCTGAACTTAATAGCAAGACCAGAAGACCCTGATGTTCCTGAATCACCTTTACCTAACGCTACGGCAGGGATTTCAGCATTAATTAATATTAATTCTGTTATTCTGTCGATTTCCTCAAACGCTGACTGTAGTTGTCCGTTCCATGTGATATATTGAGGAACAACGTCGTCTTTACCCATGATTTCAAAGACTTTATCACGCCCAACCACGAAAGTTGGATTACCATATTCGTCTTCACCCAAAACACCGGCTGGAACTGCAATAGCTGGGTCTGCGTGTTTATCCAGTATTGACGCAACGGCTGTAAGCCTTCTATTCAGTTCGTCGAATAGTGGTTTGTGTTCAGTCAGGTCGTCAATTCCTTGCCAATCGTCGTCAAGTGCGTAATTCGGTATATGCACGACAAGAGGGAAGGGGACACCTGTTTCTACTTCTCTGTACTCTGATTTAATTTCGCCTAATATTTTCCATTCGATAACTTCGTGCATTTCGGCTCTCGTTGGTGTCATTTGGAACTGCCTATAAATGATTTTATTCGGATAGTGACTTTCAACGTATAAAAGCCAATCTTCGTCCCCAGTTCCTTCAATCACTACTGGGTAAGCGATATGATAAGCCTCAATCTGTGCTGCGTTTCCTAACGCTGTTTCTGGGAATACATAGCAAGGGTTCTGAACCTCAATAATCACTCTGAAAGGGTCAAATTTCTTGTCTACCTTACCATTCCATTTCTGCCCCCAACGGATTTTAAAAAACGAATCACCCCTAAAAGCGTTGGAAATAGCTGATTGATGAAGTTTCATGTGAAGGTCGTTATCCCTGACCCATTCGTCTAATTTTTTCTGTTCAGGAGAGTCAGCTGTTTTACCGGCTGAAAATGTTGGGGTTTCCCCAAATAAAAAGTCTGCCGACTTCTTACAAATTAGACCTGCTAGGTTTGCTGATATATAAAGGTCGCCTGTTGGGATATTCTGATACTGTTCAAAGACTTCAAAGTGCAAACCTTGAAATAGTTTTTTATTTTCTTTATATCTGGCAATCCTCTCCTGATGTTCTAATGGAGGGTATACGTTGCCAACTTCAAACACTAATACCAACCTCCTTTACAGTCCTTTTGGTTTTTTGTAGTAAGTTCTACGTTTCATTTTTACACCGACTTCGACTGCCATTTGTAAAGCGTCTGGCAAGTCGTCGTGTGTTCCAGTAGGGAACTGTTCTAGTTGTTCTAAAAGTAATCTTTGGTGTCGCATGAATCGTAAAGTACCGTTTTCGATTAACGGTTCAAGCATTTCAATTCTTTCCTCTTTTTTCGTTCTCGAAATAACGGGTTTTACTTTAGTTCCATAAATTCCATGCTGCAACATTTTCTGTTTAAGCTGTCTATAAAAATCGTGCTGAGCTGCTACGGTTTCAACGACAAAGATTCTAGGATTGTATTTTTTCATTACTTTTAAACATTGTTCTAGTGCCTCATGGGCTGGGACTTTTCTAGCCCAAGCGTCTACAACATAAAACACCCCAGTCCTTTTATCCCGTGCAACAGTAACAATTGCGTTATAGTCTGAACGGCTGTTTTTACCCATAGCAATATCCCAAGCAGTGTAATATTCAAAGAATCGTTCTTTTTCGTGTAACTCGTCGTAATCAAAGTAAGTGAATTTATCAGGGTTAAATATTGCACTATCTAGGTCTACCGGGTTATTCATAAACTCTGAATTAAAGGCTCTGGACGTCATATTTGCCTTCTGAATCATAAGGTCAAGGTAAGACCAACGACCTTCCCATAAAACCTTTGCACCTTTGTCCATTTCCTCTTTATTTGCGTAATAGAACGCTTTAGCGTCTTCCAATCGGTTCGGATTTTCAGCGTCCCGTATAATCCTGTCAAACTCGTCCCACAAGTCGCCACGTTCAGGTTCTGAAATAATCGCTGAAAATGTTCTGGAATGGAAGTCAGCCTTACTCTGTACGTGCTGCAATAAACCATTTGCAACAACTGCCGTTCCGATATAAATAAACGCTGTTCTATCTGGGTCACCAATAGGAAGGACAACTTTGTCAAACCAGTCAATATTTTTCTGAATTAATTCCTTTGTGTTTGTATTTTTAGCACTCTCAAGGTCGTCACATATTACCAAATCAGGTCGGTGCGACCCGTGACGCTTACCACGTAACTGTTTACCTAAAGAGGAAGACTCTACTAACGTTCCGGTATGAGTTAAAAAAGCCTCTTGATTATCTCTTGCATTTAATCCTTTGTTAGGAGATAGTAGTTCTCCAAAGTCTTTACGCAACTTCTCGTTATATTTCAGTTCGTTACTAATCCATTCAACGAACTTTTTAGCTGCTGAATCTGTTTCAGAAATAATAAGGATATATCGACGCTTTTCAAAGACTACTTGATGAACGGGGAAGATGTTAGACAAGTAAGCTGATTTTGCGTGACCACGTGGTGCTGACCAAGCAATTCGCTTATTTATTTCCTCGTTAGAAACAACGTTCAATATTTCGCATAATTCACGGTGAAAATCGGGGGCATGGTCAATGGTAACCCCTGCGGGGATAAGATTACCTTGATTGTTAGGGTTTCGGTCTTCGGAGAAATACTCATAAGCAAAGTACAAAATATCTGTTTCACTTCGGTCAATCCTCTTTAAAGCTGTTAGTTCGTCCTTAATTTCTCTGACTTTTTTCATTTCAGCTGCCGGAATGGATTGCCCAGCGTCAACCTTGTTTTCTATTTTCATAATGGTTAGTTTCGCCAACTCTTCTAATAAGGAAATCCTTTCCTTTCGTGCTGCTGAATCAGTTATATAAATTCGGTTTACAATACCAACTTTTTCCTCCAAATAATCACCCCCGTTAAATAAAAACGTCCCAAAATAG